TCTCTATCTTCTACTGGTACAATCTCTCCTTGCATTATCAGAGTGTCTCTTAAACCGTTATCTCTTCTATGCTGGCTAAGTACTGTACTAACTCCGAAAAGTTTATCTAGTCCATAAGTAACAACTTTATCAACTGAAGCTAAAAGTCTTTTATCTCTAGTTATTTTTTCAGCAGCTGTTCCTCTTAAGTATTTATCAACTTCCATGAAAGATACTTGCTCAGCGTTTGTACCTTGTGCTCCTCCAAACGCTTCTTTTCTATCAAATAAGTCTGATCCAGGTGCAGTTTGTTTAAATTGACTCTCTCTTTTTGCACCATGCTCATATTCTAGATTTGAGCTTTCTAATCCATTTGTTGTTAAGTAGTCTTTAATTCCATCTTTTACAACTTGTTGAAAAAGCTGTTCTATATTACCAACTCTTGGAGTTCCTTTTTTTGTAAAACCTCTTACATAGCTAATTGCAATTAAAGTTTTATTGCCTTTACTTCTATGTGTATCTGCTAGTTTCCAAGCAACATTCTTTTTAGAAGCAGCTGTAACATAGTCAAATAAATGTCTACGAAGTTTAGCAAAGTCAGTATCAATTACTGGTACATCTGTAAGCCTAATTTTTCCAAACTTTTTATTAAGTATTTGTTGTAATTTTGCATCAAATTGTTTCTTTACAATTCTAACTTCTCCACGATTGAAATAGTTTCCACCTTGTGAAGCTGTCTTACCATCTCTAGCCCAACTCTTATTTATTTCTTGAGCTAATTTTCTTCTAAGTGTACGAGACATTAAATAACAACTCTATACAAATCAAGAACTCTTTTTATATGGTCTGGAAAATCACTCGAAGTTCTTATACCAGAAGTTCCTTGATTCTGAACTTGGGCGCCGCCTAAAGTTCTTCTCTCTTTATGCTCGTCTTTCATATAGTAATTAACTAAATCAAATAAGGCTAATTTTAAATCTGCGGGAGTACTTGCATATCCAGCGGTATATGTAATTTTTACCGCACCCATCCCTTTTGCCCAAGATGAGGGTTCTCCATTTTTTGTTGTTCTTACAACGGAATCACTCTCAAGGTCTACAAAGTACTCATAGTTACCTGTAGTTAAAGTTTTATAGTCTTCCGAATAAGCTGTCCTTTCTTGTACTGAATTAACTGCAACTAACGGACTTTCACTCACAATTATGGTACTAGTGTAGTTGTCGTTAATACTAAAAGTTTCAGTTTTACTCGTGCTATAATAATCTATAAAAGATACTCCACAGTATTTCTTCACTAAGTCAGAGACTTGTGGAACAATAACTGCAAGACGATCGTCATCCTTTTCTCCTCGGATGCCCTCTGCGTCTTTGTATTGTGCTACTGTTATTAAATCTGCCATATCTTAAAAGTGGTGGGTTTAAGGAAACCCACCAGAACCATCGTAGTATTAAGCAGAAGCTTTATACATTTGTGCCCATTTTGAAGTTGCGCCATCAATTAAATCGATGAAACCAAGTCTTTGTGAAGCCACAAGGACTCTTCTTTGGTTAGCTACTTCGTAGTCTGACTCAATTGTAACACCTCTTAATCTTGGCATTACATAGTTTCTTGGGTATACTGCAATAGCGTTAAACTTAGCAGCGGCTTTAGTTGCGAACTCGTCACATAATAGTACTCTTGATCCGAATACTTGTCCGATTTCACCACTTAGCTTAGTAGCCATGTCGCCAACTAGGTTAGCGTCTTGGAACTCAGCATCTTCTAGTAGGTTATAGTACACATCTTGTGATACGACATAAACTACGTCTGAAGGGTTGACACCATATTTACCCATATTCTTTCTTAGAGCAAGAAGGTCAGCTGCAGTTACAGAATCAGTAGACGCGAAAGTCCCTGATGGCTGTGTGTAGTCTGAATCATTTCTTGCAAGGTGTAATAGACCTTCGAAAGATGCACCGCCAGTACCGAAAGCACCGTCAGCATCGTCACCTGCTAGAATAGCATTCTCGATTGCTCTTGCGTGTGATCTTACCATTTGCTCTCTAATTAAAGGAAGAATTGGTAGAATTGCATCTTCTTCAGTTTCATTACCTAAGTATGATTGTGAAATAAGTTTTTTGGTTGAAAGAGTTCTTTCAGTCAAATCACTACCACCATATGGAGAACCATATGTGTCACCTCTTTCGGCTAAGTTACCGTGTGGTGATGAACCTGCTGCAGTTTGGCTAGAGGTAAACTCTGCGTAACCTGCATCTGGTAGGATTGGAATGATCATATTCGCTGCAGTCATTGGAATCTCTCTAAATAGAGGTGCTAATACCAATTCGTTTTGAATATCTCTTTCGATGTTTGTAGATACAATCTGCTCAAAATCTGCTGAAGATACACCAACACCTGAATGTGCGTTGACTTTCTCCATTACATCTTTAGCATATTTGTTGTCCCAGCCTTTGCCTGTGGCAAGACCAGCAAACTTAGCATCTAAAATATCTGCCTCGAAAGCTTTTTTCCAGTCGCCTTGACCTTGTCTGTCTGAGAATACTCTTTTTGATTCACGAATACTCATGATTTCTTCAGATTTCTCAGCTAATGTTTTTTCAAGTTCTCTAACTACTTTTTCAAGATCTTCTTGTTTTTCGTTAACTCTCTTTTCAACATCAGACATAAGTCTTTCAGCTCCTGAAAGGCCAGCTTCGATGATAGTTTTTTGCTCTTCCTGTTTTGCTTCTTGAACAGCCTTTTGTTCAGCTTCAACTTCATGCTGCTTTTCAGCGGCTTCTTGTTGTGCTTTTTGCTCAGCTGCTTTTTGCTCGGCTTGTTTCATAGCAATTGAAGTTGCAGTTTTTTCTGCTACTTGTTTTGCAAATGATTCTAAGTCGAAAGCTACTTCAGGAGATTTTTTCTCTTCTGACATATCAGTCTCCTTTGTTGAGGATTTCTCCTCTCTTGGCTGCTCAATCTTAACAGCGTCTGCTGATTCGACCGAGTTAGCCTTTAAAAATTGCTTTTTGAACTCATTATATTCGTCTATACTATCAAATGATTTTGACAATCCAAAGGTTGCACCCTGATTGCAAGGTATTGATACTACTGATACTTCGAATAATTCTGCGTCCTTAATTTTGTATCCATCGGTTTCTGTCATATAATCAGCATCCTTGACCTTGAAACCAACGGAAAACGCTCCAAGGACACCATCTTTAACTAATTCTTTTATCTCGCCAGCAGCTTTTGAGATTCTACCAGTAATTTCTAATCCTTTGTCAGTGACTTCTAAGGATGTAGCTTTACCGATAGGTCTGTTATAGTCATGGTTAAAAAGTAGGATAGGATTCTGTTTAAAGTTCTCTAGTCCTCCTTTTGTCCATGCTTCTGCTTCTATTATATCTCCAGCTCTGTCTAGTGCATTTGTACTTGCAGATCCTTTAATATTAACTCCGCCATCGTCGTCTTCGCCTAACGATTTAAAAGTATTAGTCCAGTGAAATATTTTAGTCTTTGACATTTTTAACTTCCTTTTTTACAGTAGCTTTTTTAGGAGCAACTTTTTTAGGTGCTTCTTTTACTACTAGCTTGACAGGGTATCTTTTTGTCATTACTGCAAGAACTCTGCTCCATGAACCAAATGCTCTTCTGAGCATATAATCTTTGACAGGAACTTTATTCTCGAAACCTTTATAAGTGACTAAATCCATTGTTTCTACGCCTTCTTTCGCCATAAAATCGGATAAAGCCTTTATCATCATATCTTTTGTCATTTTTAATTTTCCTCGTTTGGTGGGGTCTCTTGTGGCCTACCACCTTCTTCGGGATTTGCGGCTGAACCTGCGATATTCGCAGGAACTCTTGGTGTATCAAATCCTGGTACTCTTTCAAGTCTTAATGCCTCCCTTGCTTCATTCGGTGTCATAATACCAGTGTTTACAAGTGTAGCATAATAGCTTGCTTGGTCTCTTAACTCTGGTTGTAAAGCAGGTATTCCTGATACATTTTCATCAAGTTTGAAACCGAAGTATCTCTCGAAAGCATACGCTATTTTATTAACAATAGGTAGTATGGTTTCTAAATAATATAATCGATGATTTGGTCTAATGTTTGCATTATTACCGCTATCCATCAAAATTGGTGGTACACCTAACGCCTCTAGAATTGTTTTCTCATTAGAAGCTATTGCTTCTTGGAAATCCAGATTCTTAAAGTTTACTTCACTTAAGTTTTCCACTTCAAGACCACCATCTAAGAACAATGGTCTTCTTCCACCAGACTGTGGGTTATATCTAGCAACCCATGCCTGTAACATTCTTTCTTTGATTTTCTCAGAAAGCGTGTTTGGTGACTTTAGTACCAATCCTGGTACTGCCCCATTTTTAAAGAAGTTATCCTGAAATCTTCTCATGCTTCCAAGTAATTGCATGGTTCTGAAAGCTGGTTTTAATCTAGGAACTCCTCTATAAATAGAATTGAAACTGTTTTCTTTGATATGAATAATCTCTGATGGCTTGTAATCTATAGTATGGTCATATGTATACTTTTCTACATATGTATCCTCGTCACTATAGATAGTTACATGCTCTGCTGGAAGATGGTACAGATGTGCACCATCGAAATAAACAAAGATATTTCCATCAATCAGTAAGTCTATCAAAAGATTTCTTTTAAATGTGCTTACATCTTGAAATGGATTTGGCTCTCTGTTTAGTAGT